TTTAACTATTTCTATATTAGGTAATGGAGTTTTTACAGCAGAGGAGTTAGCTCAACTTGCAACTATGGGAATTGATACAAGTAATCCCAATAGTTTTTTAAGAAGTGTATATGTACATAATTTAATTAATAATGCATCCATAGATACCATGCCCGCAAGTTTAAGAGCTATGTTAGCCCAACAGAAATCGGGTAAATTGGCTTTAACTGGGCTAGAGACTATGGCAATTGACCATTTAAATGAAACCTTTAAGGGATACCTAGATAAGCTAAAACAAGAAGTAGTTACTAATATGTCAAAGGTTATTTTGGAAAACAATATGCTTCATAAATTTGAACTTATAGCTAAACCTGATAAAACTCTCGAGGAACAAGAAGAAATCAGGGATTTAACTATGTCTAAAATTAAGCAAGAACTAAGAGATGCTACGGGAAAATCAAGTCGAAATTGGGATAGAATAGTATCTACAGAAATGGGAAATGCTATAGGTATGGGTTCCGCAGATAGAATAGCCAAGGATAATGTAGATAAAGACGCAGAAGATGTCTATGTATATAGAATCATCAAAAACGATGCCAAGTTGTGTAAATACTGTAGGAAGTTTTATTTAGATAATGATGGCACACCTAAGTTGTATCGGTTTTCTGAACTTTTAGGGAATGGAACTAATTATGGAAAAAAAGCGGTTGATTGGCTTCCTGTTTTGGGGGCTGTACATCCTTATGACCGTTGTTCCCCCGCATTAGAATTAAAGCCGGGATGGAAATTACTCCCAGGTGGAAAAACTACTTTTATTGGTTTAGAAAAATGGAAAAAGTATATTAAAGGAAAAGTAAAATGATTAAAAAATATAATTTTGTTTATAAAACCATTAATTTACTTAACGGAATATTTTATTTGGGAGTTCATTCAACGGATGATTTGAATGATGGATATTTGGGAAGTGGCTTGATTTTAAGAAAAGCTATTAAAAAACATGGTATTAATAATTTTAAAAGAGAAATAATAAAATTTTTTGATACTAGAAAAGAAGCGTATGATTATGAAAATAAGATAGTAACCCCTAAATTAATAAAATCTCGAAAATGTTATAACAGAGCTATTGGGGGTCGGGGTGGGTGTTTGGGGGATAAGGCTATTGCAAAAATGAGGAAAACAAAAATGGGCTGTACTCCTTGGAATAAAGGGCTTGGTAAAAAGGTGGTTTGTATTAAGTGTTCTACGCTCTTAAAAAATACCAAAGCTAAGTTTTGTAGAAAATGTTATACAAAGTATAAAACAAAAGGAAAAAGCAATCCCGTATGGAAAGGATATTATGGAACCCCACAAGGAAGGTTTGAAACGGCTTTACAGGCTAGTTTGGTTAATAAGATACCCCCGACTACTTTAAAAAGGTACTGTAAGTTATGTAAAAAAGGTTATAGTTTTATACCCATAGACCCACCTAGTTCAAAATCTTAAAAATAATCAAAAATAATCCTTGACTTTATACCCCAATTATGATAATATCATACTAGAGGTATAAATTCTATGCGAGATGAAGATACTCTTAGATTAGCCCATCAAGATAAACAGACCCGTAATCTTAAAGATAGTAAAGGCGGAAGGGAATTAGATACACTTATGATTGAGACTATGAATGGAGTAAATGAAGTAGCAACAGACAAAAAAGCTTATGCCAAGCTTGAGTATCTGGCCTCTTTTGGAATAACAACCGAGAAACAATTAGAAAACTTTAAAAAGATGGGAACTAAAGCTAAAATATCTCAAGTATTTATAGCAGAAAATCATGGATTCATAAAGACTCCTTTTGGGACTATTGTAGAAGTGCAATCTTATATATTAGCCTTAGAGGGTGCTTTGTTGAAATTATCAAGTAGCAGTAATAAAAGTTTATTTACAAAAATTAAAGAAAAAATAAAAAAAGTGTTCAGAAGGAGATAAATAAATGGCTTCCAAATTAGAACAACAATTAACTAGACTAAACAAACTAAAGGAAAAAGTATGTTGTTATTTAGCTATTAAAGAGATTCTAGCGGAAAGACAAAAAGATACAAAAAATCCAGAATTGGCAGAGATAGCCACGGAAGTTTCTAATGAGCTTACCACATTCATTGATAGAATGATTCAAAAACTCGAAGATGGTGAGGATTTAGACCAAACTGATACAACTTTAATACAAAAAATTGTTGGACCAAACTTAGTACAAAACCCTCCTGATTTAGAAGAAAACTCCATCAAAAAACTAGATAAAAAGGATAAAATGCAATTTGCAATCGCAAATAGACATTTAGATGGGAAAGAAGTAATTATAAGTACTAAAAATGGAGAGGTATTAGGTACAGTAGTAGGCTTAGATGCACCCAATGTGATTGTGGAGACTGTTACTGGTTTTCGAGCTACTATAGCATTAGATAAAATAAGAGAGAGGTAAACAATGAACAGACCCAGGAAATCAAGCGAAAGTTTCGAAAAGTATCGTGAAAATTTGAAAAAAGAAGAAAAGGCATTAAAACTTTATTTGAAAGGGGGAAGAAATTTTACTTCCAATAAAACTTTTCAAAGTTTAAAAGGTTTAGTTAAAATCGTACCGAGAATGGTAAAAAAAGTCGCAAAAGCGATTAGAATAGATAAAAATAAAAAAGGAGAATGATTATGCCAAAGAAGAAAAATTCAGTTGAATTACCACAGGATGTAAAGAAAACTTCAGAAAAAGTTAGACAAGAAATGTTGGAACCCATGATTAGGAATATAGTTGAAGAATATTTAATGATTCAGCAACAAACTTTTGATGAGGTTTTAACTCTATTGTCGAATCGAATTCACACCATTGAGTTGCTTCTTATAAAAAACGTAGCTGGGGTTAATAAAACTGCTCTAGCCACCACTATGGCAAAAGTAGAAGATACCAGGAATAATTTAGTGGAAGTTAAAGGTGGAGCAAGACCGCAAGACACAGTTAGATGCGAAATCTCTTTTAAAGAAAAGGATATAGTAAAATATCCACCAGCACAAAGTCTAAAATTTGTAGCATTAGGTTCTCCTACGGATAACTTGGATAAAGATATTAGGAAAAACTTATTTGCTATGAAAAAAGGACAAGTAAAGGAATTTGATTTCGAAAAGAATGGTAAAGTTTATAGAGTTAAAGTTGTTATGAATATGGTTTCCAGACCGAAGCATCTAATTCCACAGAAAAAAACTATAATGCAGAAATTAAAAGCTTTTTTTACAAAAAAGAAAGTAATAAAAGTTACAGAACCAGTAAAAGATTGTGATTGTGAAAGTTGTGATGGAAAGGATTGTAACTGTAATGTTGAAACCCCTAAAGGAGAATAGAATTTTATGAAAATTGTAATGGTTAATGAAAAATTAGCTGTAGAAAAGGTAGGAAAGCCTCGTCAAAAAGAAAGTGAAGCTATGTTTGCGGGGGTAAACATAGCGGATTCCATGGGTGTAATAAAATATGCATTCAAAGGTTCAAAGTTTGAAGTAGGACAAAGAGTGTATTACGGTATTAAAAGAGAGGAAATCAGAATGTCCGGAACGGATGTTCAGGTCATGGGTGAAGAAAATATAGTAGCCATAGTAGAGGATGACAATGAAGAACAAAATCAATAAAGGCAAAAAGGTAGTTAGACCTCGTAAATTTAGTAACGGGGAAAGTAAACCTGTTTCACATAAGAGCGTAACAGATAATGCTATTACCTTGCTATCCTTACAACTTGAATATTTGTTCGATTATGGTGTAAACTTCAAAGACCGCATCATAACTTTAACTGAGGTTATTGAGTATCCCATGTTTGACATACTAGATGGTGCTATGTCGATAATGGAAGCGGAAAGTAAAAAAGCTATAACTATTCGAATTAAAAGTGTTGGTGGTGATGTGTATAGCACCCTAGCTTTAGTGGGTAGGCTTAAAAGTTCTAAATGTAAAATAATTACAGAAGGATATGGGGAAGTAATGAGTGCAGCAGTACTTGTTTTAGCATGTGGTGAAAAGCGTCGAATTTCTAAATATGCTTTTTTTATGCATCATGAAGCTAGTTACGAAGTAGAGGGGCGTCATTCTGCTAATAAGAACACAGTTGCACAAATGGAAAAAGAGGAAAAACAGTGGGCTAAATGGATGGCAAGTTTTAGTAAAAAAGACGAGAAGTTTTGGCTAACTAAAGGAATAACTTTTGATGCGTATTTTACTCCAGAAGAATTACTTAAAATGGGTGTAGTGGATGAAATTATATAAAGGTTTAAAAAGCAGTGATATTAGAATAATAGACGACGTAACGAAACAACAGATGGGTTTTGTGGACAAAGTTTTTTTGGAGATTCGGGCAAGTTCTCCTGTTCCGGTAGCTAATATTATAACCTGGGATGCTAATTCAGGTACGGGAAAAAGTCAACAAAAATTTATAGTAAAAAGATGGAGTGATAAAACGATTTTTGTAACCCCTATAATGCCAAAGTATGCTTATTGGAGTAAATAATGAAATCATCTAAAAAGAAAGGAAAAAAGAATACCGAAAAATATACAGCTACTTTATTAGATATGAACGAATTACCAGATAGAAATGGCAATTCTATATTATCTACAGCTAAAGTTGAATGTGATAGTAAAAAACCAGTAATGGTATATAAGGATACGGACTTTTCTAATTACCCCATAGGAATAGCTTATATGGAACAGAAAGGAACCAAAGTTGAAGCAAAATTTGAGATGACTAATTCTATGCCAAGTGAGCTTTTAGTCCAGTTATACCCTAGTATATGTGGGCAAATTCTTGAAAAAAATGAAAAAGGAGAAATAACTAAGTTTAAAATACAATCTATTAGTTTATGTAGTTGTGTAGCAGATGATACTATTACAAAACTTAAAAAGGTAGAATAAGTGAAAGACCAGCTTATTGACATATTTTTTAAGACTTTAAATGCGGATAGCACACCCATAACTTATAAACAATCTCCCGCTTTTAAACCTTCTATAATGGGTTCTAAATGTAAGCGTAAAATTTTTTATTCTTATAATAGAGTACTTGAAGATTTTAAACCTTCAAATAAAAGTAAAATACGATTTAAAATTGGAGACAAAATTCACGAACTTATTAGTGACGTCTATAGAAAAGCTGGTGTTCTTATTGATTATATACAACCTGATGGTACTCCCGCAATTAGTAGGCACACAGGGAAACCCGATTTTGAATTTCCCATCAAAGATGCGGAGTTGGAACTTTCTTTAAAAATTGATGCAATCCTCAAACTTGATTCTGAAGTTTATATAGGTGAGTACAAAAGTATAAATGGGGATGATTTTGCAAAGCTAGTTAGACCTAAGCCTGAGCATTTAATCCAGGCAACCATTTATTATTACTTGTTTAGTAAAAATTTAAGTGATAGGGTTTACGATTATATTCCAGAATTAAAAGGTCAACTTGAAGTTAAAGGAATCAAATTTTTATACTTTAATAAGGATGAGAAGTCTTGGAAGGAAGATGGGAAGGGAATCCTAAAAGAATTTACGGTTTCCGCTAATGATGCTATTTTTATAAATATTTTGGAAGATATGGAAGAAATTCGATTGCATACTAAAAATAAGATTCTTCCGGCTAAAACTTACGATTGGTGCAATTCTTGTAATTGGAGAGCTAAATGTAAAAATGATGATTGTGGCATAAAATAAAGGGGGATTCATGTATAATTATCGAGTTCTAGTTTGGGTTAGAGATGAATCATGTATTACCGGAAGAT